GAGCACCTTGTCATCACTGGTGGTGAACCTCTTCTTGGATGGCAAAGAGCGTATCCAGAACTACTTTCAAACGAGAATATGAGAAGTCTCAAAGAGATTACATTTGAAACTAATGGCACACAAGAACTAAGTCAAGACCTATCAGTCTATCTACAGCAATGGAAGATTAACCGTGAAAAGAATGCACTAACATTTAGTGTGAGTCCTAAACTAAGTATCAGCGGTGAGAAGTGGAGTGAAGCAATTTGTCCTAGTATCATTCGTCAATATGAAAGTATTGGCTTTGTGTATCTTAAGTTTGTCATCGCCACTAGTGAAGATGCAATCGAAGCAGACAAAGCCGTACAAGAGTTTCGTAATGGTGGGTTCAGGGGTCCTGTATACTTTATGCCTTGTGGTGGTGTAGAATCATTGTATAATTTAAATGCAAAGAATGTAGCGATTGAAGCAATGAATCGTGGTTATCGTTATAGTGATAGATTACAAGTGCCATTGTTTAAGAACGAGTGGGGCACTTAATGCCCCTAGATAGTATGGGTATCAATGACCACTATCGTAACAAATACTTGGGTGCAGATTTAAAGTTTGCGTGGTTGCCTGAAACTTGTGATTTGTCAGGTAAACGTATTTGGTTAAAGTGGGCTTATAGACTAACTAATATCTATGCCGGGCCAACTGAAATCAGATTAGAACACAGTTGGCACGATAAGAATACCCATATTATGTGGTTATTAAAAAGGTAAATATATGTATGAATTAAGATATTTTGTCCGAAACGGTTATGACGGACCTGAAAAAGTGTTACAATATAGAACACAAATAGAAGTTACAGATTATAGTGGAACTACAACAAACGGTAGTTTTACTAAAAAACGTGAATGGACTGAGTGGCAAGATGTGCCCACTGTGAAAGATAAATGAAATTATATAACAAACGAATTGCTTTTTTGATTAGTGACCAACACTTTATACCACACGGTGGTATAGGTAGTTTTGCTAAAGGCTTTACCGAGATGTGTGGTCGCATTGGTTGGAAAGTTGATATCATACTAGACAAGGCTCCTACTAATGATTTTAGTGAACTGATTATATCATTAGGTGCTAACATTGTTTATCCCGATGAGCCACTAAGATACAGCGACCATACTGCTACGTTTGCATTTAGCGACACGATTAACTTTGAAAAGATTATTAACTTTCGTAAAGCAATATTACGTGCTTTCGAAACAAACGTCTATGATATGATTGTATGCAACACACAGGAAGCAATGACTGCTAGTTATGCTATGACAGTTAATAAGTATATCCCTGTTGTATTTTACACGCACTTACATAGTATGATTTTCCGTGACAGTCAGGGCAGTGATGTGTTCTTAGATTCATATCACAACTTCTATAATAAGCATATGGAGTTTACTGATATCATTATCGGTACACAAAGTCAAAAGAACATTGACGAACTAACTAAGTTTGGTGCAACTAACTGTGCCTTGCTACGTATGCCAATGAGTGAGCGTGGGTTGCTAGAACTATATACAGGATCGCATAAAGGTGTACTATTCATTGGACGATGGGAAGAAGGTAAGAATCCCGAAGCATACATTAGGGTAATGAAAGAATGTAAATTACCATGTAAGGTAATGACTAATAGCAATGGTGCTAAAAAGTTTGAAAAAGCTTTTATAGAGGCGGGTATTACTGACTACGAAATTAAAGCCGGCATCACTGGTCAGGAGAAAGTAGACTTCATTCGCAGTAGTGGTGTATTCTTTATGCCAAGTTTGCGTGAGAACTATCCATTTGCTTTCTTAGAATGTTTGGGTCATATGCCGTGTGTTGTATTAGACAACCAAGATTGGTCAGATAACTTTAATGAAAAATACTTTCATAAAGTCAACATTAAAGATGCCGGAGAGACTATTACGGAAATATATTGTGACACCCAGTCAGCAGAAGCATTAGATTATGTATGTGATTTAGACGATGAAGTGGCTCAAGGATGGGTTAGTTTCTTAGATAACTTTGTAGGTAAACGTAGCAATACTAATTCTGCAAAGATTAATACATATGATACGGTTAAGTATAGCGATTACATTATTGAATTAAATCGCAATCACTTGGCACGTGAGGATTTTGAAAGTGTATTGGGTAACAAGCATAAGTTTCTTACTGTTTGGTATACAGACAGTGATACTTATTTGAGTAAAGACCCGTCATACAAACCAGTAGAGGAAGTAACAGGCGTTAGCTTGTTTGAAGGATTATGAAAAAGATTTTAATTACAGGTAACAGTGGTTACATTGGCTCACATCTTACTAAGATGCTAAAAAGTGAATATCAAGTGTATGGTTTAGATAAAGTAGAACCACAAGAATCACCTAACACATTTTATCATTGTGATATCAATAGACCTTTTAGTTTAGAAGATGAATTTGATTGTGTTATTCATTTGGCTGCATTGGTTAATGTGGGAGAGAGTGAAGTTAAACCTATTCAATATTACATTACTAACTTGAATGGTACGATGAATGTACTAAACAAGATTAAGACAAAGAACTTTATCTTTGCAAGTACAGGAGCCGCACAAGATTGTGAGAGTGCATATGGTATCAGCAAACGTGCCGCAGAAGATGTGGTAAGAGAATATTGTACAACTCATCGTCCAACCCCATATACAATCTTTAGATTTTATAATGTTATTGGAAGCGAAGGCTTTGCTCCCACTAACCCCGATGGGTTAATGTACAATTTAATTATGGCTATGCAATCAAAAGAGTTTACTGTATTTGGCAATGATTATGATGTAAGTCCTGATGGTACTTGTATACGTGATTATGTTCACGTAAATGAAATATGTGATTCATTAAAACAAGCTATTGAGAAACCCAGTAATGGTGTAGAATGTTTGGGTCACGGTGTGGGATATACTGTAAAAGAGATTGTCAATAAGTTTATGGAAGTAAACGATATTGATATTGATGTTAAATATGGCCCAAGAAGAAAGGGTGACATTGCTAGTAGTGTACTAGAAAATGTATCACCCTATATGCGGAATCTGTATACTATGGATGAACTACTTAAAGTTTAGCCTTACGTACAAATTGTTCTGCAATCATTACTAACTTTTCCATCTGCTGTACACTTTCACAGTTCCATCTGCGTAGTGCCTTATTGATTGGGCTATCTGGATCTCGTTTAGTCTTAGCACTTGCTCGGGACTTTTTCATTCCTCCCATTCTTGCACAGAAACTTTTACGACGGTTAGCGGCTTTACTACCCTTTTTGAGTTTACTTGGTTTAGTAGTTACCGCAGTCTTTAGTTTACTGCCCGGATTCTCTCTACGATAAGCACTAACAGCCTTTTTACTCATACCATCAGTTTTGTCCTTCTTGTTGGTCTTTTGCCAATCTTCCGTCACATCTTCCGCTGTTTTACTACGTCCTGAATATTGAATAACAAATAAAGGGCCGTCACTATCACTTGATTTATCACCTGAATGTAATATTTTATTGTATTCAGATAATTTAAATGCACGAACATCTGGATTATTTGTTGAAATTTCAGTTGGTCTATATCGTGTTCCCGGTTCTAATTTACCATTATCCAATTCTTTCCTAGTTAGAATGATCCATACTTCATGACGGTCAGTAGCAGAACAAGGCTTAAATCCTGGTAATGGTTTTGTACTTATATACAAAACACTGTTTTCTACTCTAATGTATGTAGGTTCATTATCACGTTTACTCAAAATTCCTTTACCAAACGGGCCATTAGCATATGCTTTGAAAGCATTTACAGTTTTTGCACCCGCGCTTCTATTGTCCAAAACATTCTCAATTTGTTCTTTCTGTTTTGCTTCTGCTTCTTCTTTGGTATCGGCGGATATATTAGGGAATATTTTATCACCGTTCTTAATGTCTACCCAGGCAATAAATTTACCACTTTGCTTGTTTTGGTAAACTTTAATAGGATATTTCGAGAAGTCCACAGCCTCATCTATTCCTTGCTCTTTCTTTTTAGCAATAGCAATAGCGGCTTGTTGTGCAGGATTTGCGGCTTCATCAATGTTCTTTGGATAACCAGGCTTTGGTTTGCATTTACAAGTTCCAGGTTTGCACGTGCAACCCTTCATTCCACATTGTGGGCAAATCTTACTAGATTCTGTTAGTACTTCAGTTATTCTCATAGTGGTATCCGTAAATAGTTGACTTTATTGCGTAAATATGTTACACTGTATATTATTATTTATCACTTTGGACTTCTATGCACTCTTTTGACACTAACATTAAACGCATTGGTTTTGCTTGTAAATGGGCAGAAATCAATCACAAAGGTGAGATTGTTTCAGCCGAGGGCCTTAACACAGGTGGCACTACACAAGCTTGGGCAAAGCGTAACAGTCGTGATGTAGTAGAAGAAAAGATTATGGATGTTGCTAAACGTAACATTATGAATACTCACGCACTTGTTAAGAAAGTAGCTACACTAGAACCCGGATTGCGTATGTTACGCTTGACTAGTGATATGTTTAGTTTTTATACTATGGATGGTTACAAAGAATTTTGGCAAAGCACTGATGTACAAAACAGTTTACAACGTTGGTTCGCACCAATAGGTGAGACAGCTAGGGCTAATGATGTTCGTCTTAGTTTTCACCCTGACCAATTCGTAGTTTTAGCTAGTGACCGTGACGAGGTAGTAAATAAGAGTATTGAAGAATTTGAATATCATTGTGACATGGTTCGTTGGATGGGCTATGGCAAAAGTTTTCAGGACTTCAAAGTAAACGTACATATCTCTGGTAGACGTGGCCCACAAGGCATTAGGGATGTGTACAATAGATTGTCGCCAGAAGCGAGAAACACACTAACATTAGAAAATGAGGAATACACACATGGACTTACTGACTGCTTATCATTATCTGACCTCGTACCTACGGTCATGGACATTCACCATCACTGGATACGTGAAGGGGAATACATCGAACCTACTGATGACCGTGTTAAAAGGGTTATTGACAGTTGGCGTGGTGTTCGCCCTACTTTACACTATTCTGTCAGTAGGGAAGATTGTCTTGTTGAACACTCCCGACACGAACGTCCCGCCCATGATGCGTTGATTGAAGCGGGGTACAGTAAACAGAAACTTCGGGCACATAGTGATTACTATTGGAACGAAGCAGTGAACGATTGGGCATTGACATTCATTGATAGTTTTGATATGATGTGCGAATCGAAGGCAAAGAATCTTGCCAGCTTTAAATTACTAGAGAGATACAAATGTTTGAAAAAATAAAGAATTTATTTAAGAAGCCAGAAGTTAAATCTGAACCTGAACCAAAGAAGGTTAAAGAAAAGAAAGTTGCACCCGAACTTACTGCTAAAGAAAAAGCAACGGCAGCAGGTGAGCCGTACATCAACATACTGAGTATGGAACTTGACCCGAATGATGTTAACAACGGTGCATTTGAATTAGATTGGAATGAGAAGTTCATTTTAAATTTGATTCGTGCAGGTTATAAACAAAAAGATAGTGACACAGACAACGTGTTGGTGGATCGTTGGTTTCAAACAGTTTGTAGAAATATTGCACTCGAGGTCTACGAGCAACAACAAGCTGATCCTACAAACCGTGACTTACGTGTGGTCCGTACTAAAAACTTAGGTGATGGCCGTACTGAGGTAAGTTGACAATAAATCAATCATAGTGTATAATATATGTATATTAACACATACCTTTATAAAAAATGAAGTACTTACTCGTAGACACTGCAAATACCTTCTTTCGGGCACGACACATTGCTTCACGCAATAGCGACACTTGGGAGAAGATTGGAATGGCACTACATCTTACACTTGCATCAGTCAATCAAGTTGTACGCAAGTTCGGAGCCGATCACGTTGTATTCTGCTTAGAAGGCCGTAGCTGGCGTAAGGATCATTACGAGCCCTATAAGAAAAATAGGGTAGTAGATGCACTAGCGCAGACTGAGGCTGAGAAAGAAGAAAATGAAATGTTTTGGGATACTTATGAAAAGTTCACTACGTTTCTAAAAGAAAAAACAAACGTATCAGTACTCAGGCACGAACGGGCTGAAGCTGATGATATGATTGCCCGTTTTGTTCACTTGCACCCAAATGACACGCATTACATTATTAGTTCTGATACTGATTACATTCAACTTATTAGTGACAACGTGCACCAATACAACGGTATCACAAATCAATTCATCACCCTCGAAGGATACCATGATGAAAAGGGTAGATTAGTAGTAGATAAGAAAACCAAAGAACCCAAACTATTAGGTGACCCACAATGGCATCTTTTTATGAAGTGTATGCGTGGTGATAGCTCTGACAATGTGTTCAGTGCTTATCCCGGGGTACGTGAGAAAGGTACTAAGAACAAAGTTGGATTGACTGAGGCTTATGCTGATAGACATAAAATGG